ATGGCGCACCGCCCTGTCCCGCCGCCGCCGACCCGCTTCAGCGGCGGTATGCCGGTGCAGCCGAGCCGGGCCGGCGGGGTGGCCGCGCCGCGCCCGGCGGTTCCGTCACCAGCGCCGCCACCGGTCCGCTGGCCTGGAGCGCAGCCGCCGGTCCAGGCCAAGCCGGCCGCGGCGCCTCGCGCCGGTCCGGTCGCGCCACCGCCGGTCCGGTGGCCTGGCGCGCCGCCCCCCAGCCGACCACCGGGCCAGACCGTTCAGGCCATGGGGGATCCCAGGGCACTGGCTCTGGGCGACGCCAACATCCGTAATACCATCGTCAGCTTCCTGCCGCCCCGCGCCCAGGTCGCGGCGTCGGGGGTCAATCGGGCCTTCCATGAGTCGGTTCGGGCGGTCGGCGAATATGATGTGGATGTCGATATCCGCCCGAACATGATGGTGGATCGGCATCGCGTGGGCGAGGAGATGGACGGCTATCTCGAGGCCCTTGCCGATATCGCCTGGAGCCACTTTCACCAGTTCCTCGATCAGATTTATTCGCAGACCGACTCGCAGGATGCCGAGCAGGCCAAGCGCGGAAAGAAATACGCGTCTAACGCGAAGTCGGCGCATAACGGTTCGCGCGCCTGGGCCGTGGTGCCGGTCGGCGGGTATCCCCGGTATTCCACCAATTTTTTGATGTCCGGAGAATCGGTCGGAGACGACAACCAGCTCAATACCGGCTATGCCATGTATCATTCGTCAGACCATTACAGGCGGTTCTCGCACTTTCACGCCGAATTGCGGATTGGCCACGCGCGGACGACGCAGGACGTGCCGCAGCACTCCAAGCAGATCAATCCGGTCAACGTCAACATGGCCTATTGCATTTTTTGCGCGGTCAATCTGGCCGCGCTTGGCGAGCGTCTGGTCCATCCGTTTCATACCGGCAAACTGGAGTGGTACCGGTTTTCCGAATGGATCCTGCTGTTCCGCTCGCAACGGCGGCGGATCTGGGGGCCGCTTGTCGAGAATGCCTATGGCCATATGAATGCGGAGAGCCGCAAGGCCTTCCTGAAAATCCTGGTCACACGCACGACAGGGGCGTTCAGCGCCACCACCATCCAATGGAAGCAGTCCCCGTCCCTGCCGCAGGGAACCTTGACCAGCACCCGCCAGACGGCTCTCGAACGCCTGCCATCCCAGGTGTTCTGGAACGGATCCTTTGACCAGTTCCAGCAGTTGCGTGGCCACTGCCCCGGCTGCGGAGCGACCACCATCATGGCATTCGAATCCGGGTGGTACGACCATGATGCGCAGTGCAGCACCTGCGGCCTCCGCTTCTTCGTGTCCGACATGCCGCGGTTTTCCGAGTTCGGGGACGAGATGGAGGAATAGCGGGAACCCATCGTCTCCCTTGCAGAAATTACGCCCCAAGGCTAGGGTGCGGCGGCATGAGGCCGGTTTAGCTCAGCTGGTAGAGCACCTGATTTGTAATCAGGGGGTCACGGGTTCGAATCCTGTAACCGGCACCAATGAATTCAAGGGGTTGACGGGAAAAGTAGGTCACGTTAGCTGTCCTTTTTCCGTCGCTTTCCGCTATCCGTTTCCGTCGCGGTTCCCGATTGGTGCTTTTCCAGGCGGGACATGGCGGCGCGACTCATGGTGTCGGAGGGCCGGACATAGCGGGCCACGACGCTCCGGGTGGTGTGCCCGGTGACAGCGCGGATTTCGTCATCGGTGCATCCGGCCTCGCCCAACCATGTTGCGGTCGTGCGGCGCAGATCGCGGAATTGCAGATCGGGCGGGAGGCCGGTGGCCTCGGCGAGTTTGCGGAACAGGTGCTTGAAATTGTCGTCCTTGTAGGGCCGGCCCGTTTCCTCGTTTATCAGGATGGTCGGGGACAGGCGGGGCGCGCTGGCCAGCATGTCGGCAAGCTCAGCCTTAACGGGGATAGCCACAGGGCGCCCGGTTTTCTTCTGACGGATAGAGATAGTCCCCGTCGCGGAGTCGTAGGCGGACCACGGCATGATCAGCACGTCGCCCTGACGCTGGCCAAGCCACACAGACAGCAGCACGGACAGCGCCATGGATGGGCGCCCCCTCTCGATCGCCTTGGCGCAGAAGCTTTTGATCTGTTCCCGCGTCCACACTTGGTCACGCTCGGCCGGTGCAGCGAGTCGCAGGCGAAGGGCCGGGTGATGTTCGATCACCCCTTCATCCACGGCGAACGAGAACAGAATCGACAGCACCCGCATCAGGCCGGCGGCGTTGGCGCGCCCCCTCTTCTCCTCAAGTCCCCGCTGATAGGCTTTGATGGCGCGGCGGGTGAAGGCGGCAACCTGCACGTCGCCAAACATGGCGAGGATTTCTCGCAAGTACGCGTCGTACCCTTCACGGGTAACGGGCCTCAACTTTTTATAGTTGGTGGATCGTTCGTACTGGTGAACGAGCCACTTCATCGAGCCTTCCCGTGGGCCCGTATCCGGGGCCGTGAGAGCGGCGGCAACCTGATCATTCAGGATGCGGGCGCGGGCGATGGCTTTCGCCTCATCCCGCCCCAAGGTCTCGGGGAAGAAGCCCAGGGCGCGAAGCTTCTTGGACGGCTCCCAATAGAAGCCGCTCGCCTTGCGCCTGAGATATGGGATTACGATTGACGCCATTGCTCAATCCTCGCCAACACGTCCTGTTCGGCAACGGCGGGAAGAGGTTCCGCGTCACCGTCCAAGACTTTGTCCAGTGCCTTGCGGTCATAGAGCTTGCGCGCGCCCACCTTGCGCGGGGCGGGGTATCGTCCGGCTGCAACCTCTTTTGCGAAGGTGCCGGCCGATATCCCACAGTAGAAGGCTGCCATATCCTCAGAGAGTAAGCGGGGCAGGCAGCCGGCGGGCCATGTGGAGGGAGTCTTTGGCATGGGTCAGATTTCCAAGGTCCAGACCAATTCAAGCGTGTCGCGGTGCGAGAGACCTTTGACGCGGTACTCCCGTCCCTCGACAGTAATCACATCGCCCTTCTCGGGGGCGGGGACTTCCGAGGCGCGAACCTGGATGGTCATGGTGTGGGTCACAAAGCCGGGCCCACGCCCTCCCAAATCGAAGCTTTCCGTAGCCTTGGAGAGAAGCGCAGTCACCGGGTAGGCCGCGCCAGCCGCAGGCCAAATTCGACGAAACCCGGATCAACTGTCAGGCTGGCGAAATCGACCATTGCGACCTCCTACGCCACGATGCCGAGACGAACGCGGCCGGTCGTGCTGGGGTTTGCGGCGGCCTTGACTGAGACACCAATCAGCGTGTTGTCGGTGGCAACGCTGGTGCATTCCTTGGCCGTGTTGTCCCAATAGACCTTGGTACCCAACGTCCACTCCTGAGCGGCCGTCTTCTTCATCTCGAACACGCCAGTCGTCACCAGTTCGACGGTGGCGCCGTTGCCGGCTGTGGTGGCGGCGATGCCGAACAGCGAGCCGACAAGGGCACCGTCGCCGCTGGTCAGGGCATAGGGAGCGGTCACAGTGACCGCGTTCCCCGGAGAGATGTAGTTCCTCATGGCTCAAAACCCCTTGCTGGTGCTGAAACGGATGGTTGTTACCGGCTCGTTACCGCTGGCCTCCGCGATCAGGTTGGAAAGATCGGAGTCGGCTTGGCGCATCTCAGCGTCGTTTTTGTATTGGACCTTGCGGCCGTCGACTTCGACGGAGAGGGTTCCGGCGAAGCGGGCGCGCCGCAGCGCCTCCCGCCAAGCCAGCATGGTGGACAGGTCCGCCATGTTACGCGCCCTGATTGCAGTGCCAGCCGCGCCAGTCGGTGAAGCCCGCGCCGTAGTCCAGCCGCACGCGGATTTGCACGCCATCGACCTCGAATCCGTTGCGGCTCTCGATCTGCGGGCCGGGGGCGCCTTCCAAATAGCAGTATTCGAGCCCGTCGATTTCCTCCGGTGCGCCCGTGATGTACCAGCGGGTCGCGCTGCTCAGGCGGGGCTCTACCACACAGGTCAGGGCGCCGGAGAAGACGTTGACATCGGCGGACTTGGCCGGGGAGATGGCAGCCAAGACCTTCTCGGTGGTGGTCTCCAGTTCGGCCGGCAACAGGATAAACTTGGGGGTGACGCGCACCAGCGAGCCTGACAGGCCGGTTTGTTTTCTCATGGCCAGCCGGCCGGCCGACAAGGTGGTTTCGCTGGGGACGCCCGCCGCGCTGGCGAGGTTGGCATGGGCGGCATGGAACAGCGGGTGCGTATCGTCCATGGTCGGGCCGGTGCCGGCGTTTTGTTCGATCAGGTCCACCAGGAACTGCGCCTCGAACTCGGCTGCGGCCTGACCGAAACGGCGGCTCAGGTCGGAGAACGCCCCGAGATCGTCGTTGACCATGGCTTGCCGGGTGATGCCGATGATGCGGCCGAACGTGTCCGCCTTGTAGCTCTCCTTGGCCTCTGCCATGGTGCCGCTGGCGAATTCGCCATGCTCGTTGACCTTCTCCAGGGTCGGCGCTTCGCCAAGCTGGATAGCGGTCTTGGCGCGGAAGTCCTTCACCGTCACTTGGCGGGCGAGCTGGCGAATACCCGACGGCGCGGCCTCATATGCCTTCCGCAGGGTCCGGCCCACCGTATCTCCCAGGATGATGGCGAAGTCCGAGGAACTGTGCAGGCTGCGGGTGATGACGCTGCCCGCTGCCATGCCGATGGTCGAGATACCGCGCAGGCGCAGGATTTCGCGCCCCATCTCCGGCAGGGTCAGGCCGACATACTGGCGGGCCGGATCGCTGGGGGAGAAGGCGGGATCAATGCGGGTATACAGCGCCTCGCCCATCCACGCGGCGCGGGTGGCGGGGTCATCGTGGCTGGTGCCGACGGTGATGCTGTCGGTGCGGATGCGCGGCGCCGTGGCCTGGCGCTTTTCCAGTTCCGCCATGACGGCAAGGCGGGCCTCGTCGGCGCTGGCGGCGCGGTCGATCAGCCCGTCGGCGACAGCGGTATCAAGGTTGAAGCTGCGCACCAGGGCGCGGATTTCGGTATTGACGGCGGCGCGTGTTTCCAGCGCCGGGGCCGGGGTCGTGACGACCTCGGCGGGTTCGGTGGTCATGGGGTTTGCCCTTACGGTGGCGCCCGCGTCGGCGGGCATGGCTACGAAGGAAATCTCTCGCGGAGTCCAGGCAATCGCGGTCTTGACGCGCTTGCCGGCGGTCGTGGTCTCTGACCACTTTTCAACCGAATATCCAACGGAGAGATGGCGGATAACGCCGTCCTTCACGTCGACCCAGAACGGTTCGACATCGGGACGGGAAGAGAACTTGACGACGGCCCAACCGAGAGCATGAGCAATCCCGGCATCGGTCACGACGCCCAACACGTTACGCAAGCCGTTCTGTTGATGCGAATCGAGCACAGAGGCACCGATCAGCGCATCAAGACGGACATGGGCAGGATCAAGCGAAAGGACTTCCTGGAATGGTCCTTGGAAGTCCTCGCGAAGTACCGCGGCGCCGGTTGACCAAGTCACGCGCACGGTACGATTGGCCGCGTCCACCGACGAAGGCGTAACGGGGGAGCGGCGGGTTATCAGGGACGTTTCAGCCATTTGCGGGAACTCCCTGGGAAGGGGTGGTGAGGCCGAGTCGCTCGGCCCGCTGGAGATCAGCGGCGCGGTCGCGGTCGACCATCTCGGGATCTTCGCCGCGCTCGTTGATCACGGCGGATCGCGACTTGAAGCCGGCATCCACGGCGGCTTGCTCGGCGGCGATGTCATCGGAGGGCGACACCCACGGCCATGCCGGCGGGTGCCAGGACACAGCGGTGAAGCTGTCGGGGTCGCGCTGGTACTCGGCGGCGGCAATGGTCCCGTCCAGCACGCACCGGCGAATGAAAGCGCGCCAAATCGGGCTCAGGAACTGCGGCACCAAGGTTCCCCAGCGGACGGCATCAATACCGGACCTGAATTCGAGGGTGCCGCCGCGCAACGAAGAGTAGTTGACGTTGCTCAAATCGCCCGTGAGTTGTTCGTAGGTGCAGCCGATACCGGCAGCGATCGCGCGCAGTTGGGTGCGCATGAAATCGGAATTATCGCCCACGGCGGCGGGCTCGAGGAATTTGACGTCGAAGCCGGGCGGCAAGACTTTGAGGGTGCCGGGCTCGAGCCCGCTTTCCAGCACGTTTCCCGACTTGGTGCCGGAGAACCGGCCGCTGTTGCCCAGGGGGTCGACCACGACGCCCATGATCATGGCGGAGCATTTTTGCCGCATGAGTTGCGCGTCTTCGTATTCGTCATAATCGCGGGCCTTGAGCAGCACGCTTGCCAGCCACGGCACTCCCCGAATTTGTCCCGGTTCCTCGACTCGGAACACATGCAGCATCTCCTCGGCGGGGATGCGCACGATGTCGTAACGGGTGGTCATGGGGTCGCCGGGCCGGCCGGCGAGGACGTGGTAGGCGAGGGGTCGGCCGTCGGCATCCAGTTCGATGCCGCCCCGGATGCGGCGCCCGCCGTCAAGATCGCGGTTCAACGCCGCGTCGACCTGATCCGGGTGGATCATCTGCAAGGTCAGGGTCGGGCCGGGGGCGAGTTGCACACGGATGAAGGCTTCCCCATCCTGCACCAGACAGCGCGCCACGATCCCTTGCATCCCCCAGAAATCCGTTCGGCCCGCCACATCCACCGAGTCGGCGAACCGCTCGAACCGGGCGTTCAGCAGCTTGCGCACGGTCTCGTCAGGGTGCTTGGCTTGGGCGCGGATGCCGGTTCCGGTCAGGTTGGTTGCCATGACGGCAACGCCTTTCTGCAACCACGGCTGATTGCGGACGGCATGGGCGACGCGGGCGCGGACGGTCGGCAGGCTACCGAGAAGGGCGTTGACGCTGGTCATGGTCTTTGCCCCCTCCCACCTTCTTCCGCCCGCGGCTGCGTCGAAGCTGCGGGTGAAGAAGCGGGCGGCGAGGGCGGATAGCGTGCTACGAATGGTCATCCGTACTGTCCTCAGGCGGTGGTCGGATAGCGTCCGCAAATGCAGTCAAGACCATCTTCCGTGTCTTTCTGCGGTTGTAGTCTTCGAGCGGGAATCCTTTGATCCGCGCCAAATCCAGTTCAAACTTTCTAAAAATTCCGGTCACATTGAATACGATCGCGCCATCGTCGCTGACTTCCAGATGTTCGCGAATGTTTTTTGCCTCTACGGATAGCCACTCACCGCCCTTTTCCATGTAGAAAAATGGATTTTCGAAATCTCGCATCCAATATTCCGGCATTGCATTGAAGGCGGAACGGCAGAACGCCGACTTCATGTCCCTGTCTGTCTTGAATGACTGCTGTCCTGCCATCATCAATTGACGCGGAATTTCATAGGTCATTTCGTTTACGGCCATCGCCGCGACTTCATAATCTTTGATGCGCTTGACCAGCTTGTCTAGCAATACGAGTTCGTAGCAGTCGATAAGGCAGAAATTTCTTGCCTTTCCCCGTCCTGGCTTTTCGGAACACAGTTCCAGGTTCGTTTTTGTCAGATAGTTGTTCAGGGTGTTGGCTTTGATTAGGCTTGCCAAACAGAACTCGGACGCGTTGACCGGCGTCCCATCCAGGAAGCTTATGATGTCGTCGCGCTGTTGAGTATCGTATGCCATAGAGAACCCCTATCATAGCCCTGAGTTGTCCGCAAGGGGTTCTGTACGCAGTACGCAAGATGCGTACAAGCGCAAAAATTATCCACAGCAAAGCTCGGTGATGTCTCCGGCCAGCACGGCCAGATAGCCGGTCAGCGCATCGTTCCCCGACAGGTTGCCTTCGATGGTCAGCCAGTCGCCAAGCTCCGCCAGCTTCCACGCCACGACTCCGACATCCATCGCCGGGCTGGACAGCACGACATGAGCGAGGCGTTCGGCCTCGGCGTTGACCACGCCCTCAGCGGCCAGCATGGCGGGGCCGCTGTCGGGCAGGGTGTGGATGAATTCGCGCAGCAACAGGATTTTGTGGACGCGTTTGTCAGCGGTCATGGGGGGCGGGTTCATAGGGCGCTCGTTTGTGCAAGTTGACCAATTGGCACAAAGCCTATTTGGTCAATTTGCACAAGTCAACCCTATTGCGCTTGTTGGATCACATGGGTACTTTGCACGGATGTCCGACGACGAACCGAAAGATGTGCGACTGCCGGTAATGGTCACCCGCTCCGAAGCGGAAGCCATTGACGAATGGCGGTTTGCCAACAGAGTACCCACGCGAGCGGAAGCTATCCGCCGCTTGATCCGACTCGGCCTGGAAACGGCGCCTAAGGCCGGTTCATCCACCGACTCCGCACCACGGTTGGCATAGCCGGGGGAGCGTCTTCGGGGATTTCCGCCTCGGCCGGATCATCGCGCCGCACCCCGACGGCCCGCTCAATCTCCTGCCAATCGGCTTCCGTCCATCGGTCGATCTGGCAGGCCATGGCCGCAGCGATCGCATAGACGCGCATATCCAATGCCTCGTTGCGATCGCGCGTCTTCTCCCATTCCAGTTTGGCATAACCGGCTTTCGAGGTGCGCCGCACCAGCCGTTCAGCGCACAACTGTTGAAAGAATTCCTCGCCGTAGGCCGGATAATGGCAATAACCCTCCGGGGCCGGTTCGCCATCGCGCGGCGCGTCCTGCTGAAGCCAGCCGTACAACTGGGACTTGAGCAACGACACACCCAAAGGCCACAGCTTGGCGCCTCGGCGCAGCTTGGCGCCCGCCTGATTGACCTCGACATAGCTTGGCGCGCCCACGGCGACCGAGGCGTTGGCGATGCCCTTGACGGCCATGACTCGGCCGGGCGGCTGGCGCGATACCCAGCCGTAGACATCGTTGGTCCAGTGCCCGCCGGTATCAATCGCCAGCCGCTCGATATGCAGGATGCCGCCCGCCTCATGGTTGAACGGTCGCGACAACAGCCGGTCCAGTTCGCGCCAGACGGCGGGTTGCTGGGGATCGCCCTGGAACACGAGGTGGTCGACGCTCCACGACTCCTTGCCGCGCCCGAAGGCGACCACCTCGACTTCGATCCGGTCTTTTTGAACATCGACGCCAGCGGCCATAAGAAGCCCGCCAGCGGGCACGGTGCCGATGGGGTAGATCTCGCCGCTCATACAGCCTTTGCCAGTCTGGGGCCTCGCTAGCCTCCCTGAAGGGCATTCCCATAACCGTGTTGGTCCAGACCTTCAGGCGGTTGGGGTTCTTGCCGGCCTTGACGAAGTCGCTGGCAGCCTCGCCCCACGAGTACCAGCCGGGCGGGGAATACAGGCTCGACAGGTGGAAGCCCGCCGTCTTGCCGTCGCCCTCGGCCGTGGCTCGCCACTCGCCACGCGGCAGCATTCCCCCCTTGGCGTGGTTCTCGATCGGCTGTTCGCACGCCTCGCACAGGTACACCGCCTGTTCCGGCGGAATGCCCAGGTCGGACCAGCGCACCCGCTCCCAGCGCAGCACCTGGAAGGCGCCGCAATGAGGGCACGGGACGAAGAACCGGCGTTGGTCCGATTCGAGGAAGGCGGTTTCGATGCGCGACAGGCCGGCCGTGGTCGGGGTCGACACCATCAGGATTTTGCGGCGGGCGAACGTGCTGGTGCGCTTGATCGCCAGCCCCACCGGATCGCCTTCACCGTCGGCATCCGGCGGGTAGGCGTCGACTTCGTCGAGGAACAGATACCGAACCGGCATGGATCGCAGGCCCGCCGCGCTGTTCGCGCCGGTCATGACCAGGATGCCGCCGGGGAAATCCTTCGACAGCACCGTGTTGCCGCTGTCGCGGGAGCGGGCTGGCGCCACCAGATCGCGCAGGGCCGGGCTTTCGGTCAACAGGGGTTCGATGCGTTGCCGGCTGCTGCGCTTGGCCAGTTCGACCGTGGGCGCAACCGCCATGGTCGGGCCGGGCGCCTGATGGACGATGTACCCGAGCCAATTGTTGCCGCTCTCGGTCTTGCCGAGTTGGGCGCCCGCCATCATCACCACGCGCTCGATGGGGCTGGACGGCGACAGGCAATCCATGACCTCGCGCAGGTAGGGCGTGCGGTCGGTGCGCCAACGGCCCGGTTCTGCCGACGATCGTTGCGACAGGACGCGGTATCGGTCGGCCCATTCGCTGACGGTCATGCTCGGATCGGGTCGCATGGCGCGGCGCCATGTGGCATCGACGAATTCGGCAACGCTGGTCATCCCAGAACCTCCAAGGGCGTGTCGGCAAGCTGTTCGAGGTGGCGGCGCACCTCGCGATCCAGGGCGGCGAAGACTTGCGCCTCGGGCAGGCCCCACTCTGCGGCCAGCACGGGGGCTGTGCGGACCACGAAGGCGAGGTGGCTATCCCGCTCAAGCCGGGCGCGGGCGAAGATCGCCGCTTCGGCGGCGGCCTTGTCCACGGTCTCACCCGCCTTGCGGTCGTTTTCCAGGCGAAGGGCGCGCAGCTTCTCCGCCTCGATGTCGCCGCGCACCGATGGCAGGCGCCCCCGCGTCGGCCGCTCGTCCACCTGATCGGCCGGAGCGCAGCGGCGGCGGCGTTGGTCGATGTTCTCGGCGAGCCATGCCTCGGCCTCGATCGGGTCGACCTTGCCGTCGGGCCGGACTGGCAGCCCTTGGGTGATGAGTTGGCTCACCCGCCCCTTGCTGACTCCGATCCTCTCGGCAAAGCCCGATTTGGTCACCGGCCGGCTGGGGTCGACGGGAGCCGTCATCACATCGAGAAGCCCTTGCTGCATCTTTGATCCCCATTTCACCGGCCTAAAACTAAATCTAGTATGCTCTAGTCAGTTTAGGCGATTAAACCGCTATCCCTAGAAAACACCCGGGACTCTGCCATCCGTATCCCTCTGGCCTGGGAAGGACCCAAACCATCCCCCCTCGTGGTCCGCCTCTGCCTCGGGCAGACAGGGGATAGGCTCTCCCCCTGGGAGCCTATCCCCCCTTACGTAGTAAGGGGGACACTGTGCACACAACGGAAACCTTTTAATTTCAATGGCTTACGGAACACTGCACGGACCTTGCGCGAACACTGCACACATAGGAAAATCAATGGGTTACGAGCAACCTTGCATGATCACAAGGCGCCTCGGGCGCCCCTCGGTCATGCGGATAAGCCCACGATCGAACAGGCGGGCCATGGCGCCTTGCAGGTCTTTGACCGTGAACCGCTGCCCGTGGATCGTCTGTTTGATCGCCTTCGGTGCGTAGCTATGCGCTTGCAGCGAGTCGGAGACGTGACGTCCTTGGGTGGTCAGGGCTTGGAGCCCTTCCAGAAACGCCGCTTCCGCCGAGTTCCGGTCAATTGCCGCTACCATGCCGCCTTGCGGATGCAGGGGCTTCAGGATGCCAGCCTCCCATGTGAGGGGGAGAACGTCTCCGCTGGCGGCATAGTTGGCCTTCTTGCGGCTCAGGACGCGCTCGTTGGGGTTCTGTGGGGCGCCTTCTTCCTGTGCCGGGCGTTCCAGGTAGAGGCGGGAGCGCACGCTGTTGCTCCATGCCGTCGACCCTGCGAACCCGCTGCCGCTGCTCATGCCTGACACCGATGGGTGGGCACAAAGCAGAACGGCGCCGTCAATCTCCATGGCGATATGGGTTAGCGCGGCGATGAACTGCCTGACCTGATTACGGACATTCTCGTTTCCGCCGAAGACATCAGCGGCTGTGTCGATGACGAGGATTTGCGCCCCAAAGTCCTTCGCCGCGTTCAATAGCTGGCCATAGAGCGGCGTTGTCTTTCCTCTGCCGTCAGCATCGAACATCATCAACAGGTTGTCCTCGGCGGGGCGCGAGAACAGGCGAACGTCTTCAAGATCGACCATGCTGGCTTCATACAGGCGATTGATATCCGCCTGCCGACGGTGCAACTCGTCCGTCGGATCTTCACAGAAGAAGCCCATGGCGCGGCAGGGCTTGACCGGCAACCCGAGCCACCCACGGCCAAGGGCAGCCGCTGTCAACAACTGCTGTGCCACCAGGGACTTGCCCAAGCCGCCATCACCATACAAAGCCGTGACGGTCTTGGACGGTATCCAGTCCTCGACCACCCATTGACGGGGCGGAATGTCTTGCCCGTCCCAGGTAATCGGGTCGATATGCTGCAATGATGTCTGTGGCTGTTCCTGCCGTCGCTTGTGCCGTTCCTCGGCAAGATTGGTCACGGCTCCCCCTTGCGAGGGTGAGCGCCTATCCGTGTCGCGCGGACCGGCGCCAGCGTCGGGCGGACGTCGGTGCCTGTGGTCCGGCTCGGGCATGCGGCGCGGCGCGGCTATCCCGCCGTCCAGGCCGCTCTTGACCGTCGCGGCGGCTTCCCGCTCGTCCAGTCCGATGGACTTGGCCACAGCGAGCAACAGGGTTTCCACCTGCCCACGGCCCAATGCCCCGGCTCCAACCAACTGCCCCAGGTTGTACGCTGCGGTATTGAGGCTGTTGTTGCGGGCGCCCTCGCTGGCACGGCGAAGGCTGGCAAGCTCCTTGTCAAGAGCGGCCTCGGCATAGGCGTTTGGCGCATGAGGGGCGGGCGCGGCGGAGGGTGCGGCAGGGGCTGAGATCAGGTCGACAAGCCAAGGCGGCAGGGCGGCAAATGGCACGCTGTCCGGGCTGGTCTCCCATTCGTACACAACGCCCGTCTCATGAACGGACCCAGCGGCGACCACATAGCCGCCATCGCCGCGCAGATCGCAGCCGGGCAGCCGGCCGGCAAAATTCGACACCTTGCCGCCCGGATGCCGAAAGTAGTAATGCCGGCCCTTGGCTGTCTTGACGGCTGGGGTTGACGGAATGCCTCGGCGATGAACTTCGGCCTCTGCTTCGTCGCTATCGGTGTCCAGCACGATGACGCCAGAGATGGCGCCGGTGGCGATGCCGGCGTTGGCTTGCGGCCATTGCGCCCAACGCGCAACCTCCTCTGGGGTCGGACGGCGCCCTTGGAACTCTTGCCACGCCATAGCCGGCCGCTTGCTCTGTGGGCGGAGCGGGAAGAACGAGAAGCCGAAGCGGGCAAGCTGTGGCCAATCAACGTAGCTCATCAACGCCCACCGACTTGGCGGGCCAAGATGGCGAGCTGCTTTGCCACATGGTCTTTCTGAATGGCGATGGTCTCAGGATCGCAGTGAAACCCATTGCCGATACGGCGCACCTCTTGAGAGAGAATGCGCAACTTCTCCGCCATTTCGGCGGGCAAAATGCCCTGTTTCAT